GAAGAATACTCAATCGCTTATAGGGTTCTCGACAGCCAATACTTCGGAGTTCCCCAACGACGCAAAAGAATCTACATTGTCGGATATCGTGGAAAAGACTGGAGACCACCTTTCTCAGTACTATTTGAACAAGGATGTTTTGAAAGCGTTGAAGAAAAGAATAGAGTCAAGAGGGATGAGTACACCAAAAATATTCTCGGACAAATTAAACTCGCTGGTACGGTAACTAAATCATATGCCCAAACATTAGTTGACGGATTTGGTAAAGTATCAACATCAAACTATTGGGCAGATAAAAAAGGAATAAGAACATTCACTGAACGTGAATTAGAAAGATTACAAGGATTTCCCGATGGATATTTGGATTTCGAAGTGAAGGGAAAGAAACCAAGTTATAGTAGTGTAAAAGGAGCTATAGGTAATTCAATGACCGTGAATGTTATGTATTGGATTGGACAAAGAATTAATTTTATCAATCAATATTTGGAATCCAAAAAATAATTTTATATATTTTAAATAAAAACGGTTATGAAAAATTTATACGACCAGAAGACACTTAATAAAGTTTATTCTGAACTAAAAGAAAGAAGATTGGGGCTTATGCAACAATCTAAAGGATTTAGAAAAGAATCCATTAGGTATAATAAATTAGGAGACAATGATAATTGTCAACTATCTGGCGAAGTTTCATTAGGACTGGCAATGGCGGCAAATGAAATTGATGACTTGATAGATAGATTAAAGAAAACATTTAAGAAAAAAACAAATGCAACCAAAAGAATCAAAAAGTAATTCACATTTTTGGATTAGTTTATTTAAAAGTGTGTTAAGAATTGGAGCTTGTTATTTTTTATTTAACGAGCAATTCGGAAACTCTGCAATTGTATTGGGATTGGCAGAAGTGTTAGGTATAGCTGAAGAAATATTTTAAATAATACAATTATGATAGAGTTTTTAAAAAATAATCAAAAGAACATAACAATTGGAGCCGCTGCGGTTTTATTACTAATCTGTTATTTTCAACAAAAGGAATTGGCCAAACTTAGAAAAGAAGTAAACTCTTCTAAAGAAATTAAGACGGACAACAAGAGCTTAGACTCATTACTGAATAAAACAAAATTAAAGTAAGATGCCAGATTTTACACCCGATGACATTGATATCACCCCTGGTGAATTTGTCGATGCTTGTAGACCAAGAGATATTGAGGAACTTCTCGACGTGTTAGTTGAGGATGGTTACATTAACGCTGACCGATTAAGTAAAAACGGAGGTAATAATGGTGTACGTAGACCAAACATCAATGATGATAAGTATTGGGAGAGTCTGCAACATTTAGCAAAATGTAGAGACCTTCTTTCCACATCAGAAGAAGAATTTATTAATAACTTGGCAGATAGATTCAAATATCTGCGTTAAATTTTTACATATGGGAGCATTTATACTTGTACTGGTTGGTATAGTTTCCTTATTAGCTGTTATTGGGAGTTATGATATGTTAAAACAAATAAATAACTTACCCGATGATGAAGATAAAGAATGAGTTTGTTAATGGATTTGTAAAAGAAATCAGACCACAAATTTTTGCGGTAGTAATCAAAGATTGCTACCAACGAACTATGCTGTTCTGTAGATATCAAGAGTTTTATGAATCTCCATATTCTGAAATTAGAAACAAATTTTTTACGTGGGAGAAGTTTATGTCTGTCTACAGAAATAAACGTTCAGAATATCTTTTTACATACCCAAAAGATTGGGCAGGATTCAACATACCATCTAAAGTAATTGATAAAGGATTAAATGTCTTTGATAAAGATAAAGGTCCCTATGATGAGATAATGAGTGATATATGGTATGCTTGTGAGAACTATCCTTTACGATTTGACAAACCAAGAACTAAATGGTATCTGATTGGTGCGGACACATTGAAATCAAAGACAATGGACCACGAGATTGCTCACGGGTTATACTACACCAACAAACAATACAAAAAGAATTGTGATGAACTAATCTCAAAGATTAAACCAACACATTACAATAAATTGAAAAAGATATTAATAATGATGGGTTATGTTGGTGAGAAGAAAATCATTGATGACGAGATTCAAGCCTTTATGTCGACAGGTCTTTATAATGGATTAGAAAAAAAAGAACTTAAAAAATACGAAAAGGGTTTTATTGAAAATTTTAAGAACTTTAACAAATGAAAGTAATTTTTTTAGACCACGATGGCGTTATATGTTTATCCACCGAATGGGGAGGTAGACACAAGAAACAAAAAGAGTTTGGGCGTAAGATGAGTCAGGGTATGTTAGAGATGCCTGTTGAAATGAGATTTGATAATTTTAATAAGAAAGCTGTCAAAATTCTAAATGAAATATTGGAAGAAACTGGTGCTGAAATTGTTGTCTCATCTGATTGGAAAAGATGGGCAAATGTTGAGGAGATGGGTGAGTATTATGAGTCAAAAGGAATCAAAAAGAAACCAATAGATTTTACCCCGAACTTAGGTCAATGTACTTGGTACATCGAAGCATATCCTGCTGGATTTATATGGTCTCGAGCTTGGGAGTTGGAACAAACCAGAACCATTGAAATTAAACAATATTTGGTTGACCATCCTGAAATTACTCATTGGGTTTCAATTGATGATTTAAGAATGGGAAAATCTGGTTTGGATTATAGTATACCTTACGAACACGAGTGGGGGTTAGACAACTTTGTAGAAACTCCACTCAGTACTGAAGGAATCAAACAAACAGGAATTAAAGAAAAGATTTTAAAATATTTATTATAAACATATGAGTTACTTAATTGCAATTTTAATCACAATCATAATAGTTGCACCTATATCTTACTTTTGGGTAAAAGGAATCGATTATATGCAAAAAAATCACCCAGATTATAAGGGAGAAGACTTCCTTAATTGGGGGGATGAGGAAGATAATAAAAAGTAATAGTTTCTCGTATATTTATACTATTATGAGGAGGAATTTAACTGAACAACTAAGTCGAATGTCCAAGTTGATGGGCTTACACGAACAACCATCAATACCAGGACTTAACCCAACATCACAAGGTGCTGACCCAAAAAAGACGGACGCCGCAAAGGGTGATGACCCAAAAAAGGCAGACACCGTAAAGGATGATTTAAAAACTTTCTATGAAACATTAGAAAAGGCCGCAGCTGACGGAGGGATTTCTCAACAAGAAAAAGGTACAGTTACATTTAAAAATGAGGTAGAATCGATGCAAGTTGGTTTAACCCTATTAGGATATCAATTACCAAATTATGGTATTGATGGTCTTTTTGGAAGTGAAACAGCGTCGGCTGTTCAAAAATTCATCAGTGACAATTTAAAATCAGGAACCACAGTAAACGAAGCAGTAAACTTAGTGGGTTCAAGTTCAGGTATTATAGGTAGACCTCGTCAAGGTACACATAGTGCTGAGGGATGGGCGAATAATAATGCTTGGGACGTTGCAGCACCTGTCGGTACTGACGTTCGTTCATTAACTAATGGTACCGTTGTTGGATTCATTAAGGGTGATGGTAAGATGAAGAAAGATGGAGTTAAGAAAATCTACGGAGACCAAATAAAAGTTCAAAGTACTGACGGTAAACCTGATGTATTCTATACACATATTGAAGGTAGTGTACAAAAAGGAGATAGTGTTAAGGAGGGTGATGTAATTGGTAAAATTATGACTCTACCAGGTATGCCATCTCACGTTCACGTTGCCCTTTCAAGTGGTAATCTAGCGGATTATGCCGCAGGATTAACAAATGCAACCGGAGGTTCATCATTCACCGGCGGTAGTGGTTCATCCTCATCACTATCAATGGTTAAGGCGACAAAAGAAATGTTGCTAAAAATGATAGATTTATTAAAAGCTAAGAACATTACAAAAGAAGATATTACTAAATTAACAAATGCGTCCCGTGCTAGATTAAAGGGTGGTGGTGCATCTATTAGCCTTGAAGGAGTCGCCGCTTCGGATTGGAACAAAATGGTCAATATTGTTATTGATAATCTTGAAGGTGGTTATTATCATCCCGATATGTTAGCCGACGGTAGAATTAAAGATAGTAGATATGGTGCTTCGGGTGAAACAATGATGGGTATGGACAGAAAAACCGGTGGTTGGGAAACCAAGGGACCTGTGGCTGGAGAGTTTTGGAGATTAATCGATGATGCCGGCGCTAGAACTAATTGGAAATATGGTTATATGGGTGGTACACTTGAACCAAAATTAAGGGAGTTAGTAGCACAAATTATGAAACCGTTATTTGAAAAATATTTGGGTTCGTATATGTCACCAGAAGCTAGAGCAATTGTTATGGCAGACGCCGGATTAACATTTAATTTCGCATATGCTGTTTGGAACGGACCGGGTTGGTTCCAAAGATTTGCAAGAGTTATTAATGAAAAGGTGGCTAATGGTGTAACCGACCCTAAAGAACTTCTTAGAGTTGCGGTGGACACAAGAAAGAATTGGAGTACTTCAAACGCCGCATCTAATAGTTTAATTGCCCAAGGAGGTAGGAAAATCGAAAAAATTGTCGGCTCCGAATTGGCGTAAAACTATTTCTAAATTTTTTTCAATATTTTTTTGGAATTTTCTAATAAGTTCTTATATTTGGGTATGAGCAATAACGAACTTAAACACATTGGATATGGTAACCACGTTCAGTATACCACATCCAGTATGGTGGAACTCACCCAAACACTAACCGTTGTCGATGGTACAAAAACAATTCAGTTGAACGTTAAAATTTCTTCTGATTTTAACACAGTACCAGAAAAGTATCGTGAGGTTTTTTTAAATATGGTAACGTCAAGATACTACGGAACAGTTTTTTTTGGTGATAATCCATTCTCCAAATGTCAACCGCCTCCCGAAAAAAGATGGTGGCAATTTTGGAAGTAATATGAAAACCAAAAAACCACTAATATGCCAAATGAAACTTGCATCATATGCAAAAAAGAAACGAACGTTGATATGAATACTCATATCGACTTTAGAGTTGGATACATTGAAGGCGCTGGCCAACTTTGTATTTCTTGTTTTAACAAGGGTAAAGAAAGGGAACAAATTACGATTCCGAAAAGTTTTATCCACGACTACCCAAACAATTTTGAATTAGGACAAAACGTTAGAAAATTTTACTACGAAAATTACGAATGATGAAAACATTTAATGACTTAGAATTTGAATTAATGACAGACCCATAT